CCATTACATTCTCCTTATATATTCAGCTAGTTTCGGGTTTCCTGAATCTTTAATAGCATTATATACAGTAGTTCTATCACTTTTAATAGCCTGTCTCATATATATTGCAATAATTTTTTCCATCTCTTTACGATAAGCGTGAGCCTGATCTCTTATGGCAGGATGTGCATTATCTGATATACCTATTATTTTGTTTACACATCTTTCTGCTGTTTCTTCTGGAGTAAAACCTCTGTTGTCTGTGGTTTCAACTCCAACAGAAAAATTATTAGACATAGCTAAAGTTTCAGTAAGCATTATGTTTTAGCCTTTCTTATAGGACCAGATGTATATTCGTCAGAAACTTCTTGTGCCTCTCCAAGATTTTTTAATCTTGCAATTGCTTCGCCATATCTTGTGTTATACATAGCCATTATATCTTGTTCACCTTTCATATAAGTATAACATTCTAATAGAGAAGCGTAAAGTAATGCTGATTCAGCATTTTCACTTAACCAAGTTGTTCCTGAATCAGAACCAGAGGTAATACTTGCTGGATTATAAAAGTAACTGAAATTAACTGTAAAACCTGAGTTAGGAGTAGGAGCTATAATAAAATTATCTGAATCAAATTGAGCATAAAATTTTGGTGTTCCAGTAGTAGAAGAATTTGGATTGTAAGATTGAATAAATTCTAATTCTTTAAATAGTAAAAATTCTTTTGAGCTACTATTAGTAATACTTAAAGAAAAAGGAGAAAGAAAATCAGAAGGAACAGCTAAGTATTGATTGCCAGAAGTCATATTACCAGAAACATTTTTTTGAAAAACATTTAATTGTACTGATTGTAGTATTCTTTCTTCTGCAAGTCTTATAAAAGTGGGTAAATTAGACACAAAAGATGTTTCGTCGTTTTGCGTATAATCTTGAATCATTGATTTTAAAGTAGCATATGTAAAACTCATGTTGTCACCGTAACACTTCCCACGTTTGCTGTAACTTCAAAAGAAGATAATTCTTTTCCTAATATACCTTTTCCAACATTAGTATATACTGTAAATTTTACGTTGTCATCTGCTTGATCTGGTCTTGCATCTTTTAATCCTTCTGGATCAGGTCTTTTTCTTAAAGGAGTTAATTGTGGGTGTTTTTCTTCCCACTCATCTTTTCCTACAAGCAAACCATTCCATTCTTTTCGCATATCACGCAAACGATAACGAAATCCAGACCTGTCTGATATTCCATAAGCATATTTACCTGATGCGAATTTAGACAACTCTATAATCTCCTAACGCTGGACTAATCGTTACAGAAGCTCTGTCTCTGTCCTCTGCTATTGCTCTTTCAAATTCTTCTTCATAAACAGCTTTTAACATTTGTATTCTGTTTGGCGCTCTTTTAATTGCTATATAATAAGCAAGACCAGCAGCTAAACATGGGTAAAAACGAAATGGAATATCTAAAGTATTTGTGTAATCATCAGCATCATCCATTCGTGTTAAAGCATCATAATACAAAACATCTGTGCTGTTTTCTGGTAAGGGCCATATTTTAAGATTAGGTGTTATTTGTCTATCTAAAAAGAATTGAGTTGGTCTACCTGTAGTAGCTTTATTAGGTATCGCTAAGTAAGTATCCCTACTTATTCTTTCTAAAGAATAATAAATTCCACTTCTAAGAACAGACATAGATAAGATATCTATAATGTTTGTTCCTAAAGAGTATTCTCCATCACTAGCTGTTAAGGCTTGTGTAGATTGAGTAATAGTCCATTGATTTAAACCTCTATTAGCCCATTCAGCTAACATGATATTTAAAGACCTTTTTGCTGTTTTAAGGTCATAACCTGTTTTAACCTCTAAGCCACAACGCTCAAAAGCTTCTTCAATGTATTCTACTACATCTAATTCAAAATTTACTGACCCAGAAACTGCCATTGTTTACCTTTCTACGACTGAGTAACTGCACCTTTTGTTTTTTTTCTTTTATGTGACATAATAGCACCACATCCTCTTGCCACAGCCGTTCCTTTTGCACTTTTTCCATTAAATTTTCTTTTAGGTTTTGTTACTTCTCCACCATTTATTAAATTTTTTACCGTCGCTTTTTTCGTGTTTTTGACGACTGTTTTACCTTTTGAACCTTCTCTTTTTTTCTTTCGGGCTGTTTTTGCTCTTTCTGCTTTTGAAAGCGATTTGGCTTTAGCCATTGGAAGGCACCTGTCAGGGCGTTCTTTATTTTTTGAAGTACCGCACTCACCTTTAATTTCACCATCTGTTCCTATCCTCACCCATTTTTGATTTAACCATTTTTTTAACTCGCCCATTATTTTTTCCTTCGACTTCTCAAAACACCTTTCAAAGTCTTTGCTTGAGCAGCGTGTGTTTTAGATGCTTTGCTTAAACCCTTTATAACTTTTTTAATTTTCTTTTTGTTTTTTTGAGTTTGCATTATGCTTTTCTACCTTTTCTTTTGCCACCCTTAGATTTCTTAGCATAGTTTGGATCTTTGCAATATTTTGAAGCAGCTAAGTTTGCATAAGCAGAGGGGTATGTATCAAAAGTTCTTTTCGCCCACGCTTTACCTTCAGGACAAATTTTACTTCCTTTACTTTTACGAGAAGCCTTACCACCTTTTTTATAATAAGTTAAACCTTTAGGCATATCACCTTTTTTCATAGGAGGTTTAGATATTTGTTTTGACATTTGACTTCTTGACATAGCCATTTAACATCTCCATCTTTTTCTTGCTTGTCGTAAACGACTGTTAGGATTTTTAGCTGCCTTTGGAAACTTTTTCATCTGACCAGCAGAACGAGCGCAATAAGACTTTCTTCTTTTTGCATCTTTACTGCCTTTCTTAACTTTACCAGTAACTGCTGTTTTTAACTTAGAACCCGGATTCTTACGTCTATAAGCCTTAACACCAGCTTTAGTCATTCCAGCACCTTTTTCTGTAGGTCTGAAATTTTTCTTATTTCGTTTAGGCATTTCGCCTTTACGTTTTTTCTTCTCAGCCATATTTCTTACGCATGAAAAATTGTAATCATATCAGCAGTGTCCAACGTATATTTAACAGATAAACCACTATTAAATAGAACTCCTTGAGATGGTATAGTTCTATCTATAACTGTGTTTGCAGTTCCTATGGTTCTTGATTTAAATAATGTTGTTCCATCTTCAGGAGCGCCATTGATGAACTCTACATCACCAGCAGTTCCACCAGAGGTAATTGACATTCCTTTTAATCTTACTCTATTGCTACCATTTACAGCTTGAGCGCACAACGTACCTGAACCAACTGTTATGTTAGCTGCGTATTGTGCAGAGCATTCTACAGCAGTAACGGTTAGAAATAACTTAGTACCTGCAACTGCTTCAGCAGAACCTGTAGAAGTTATAACTTCTGTCATAGCGTCACCAAAAACATCTGTTCCTGTAATAGTACAAGTCTTAGCATTATCACCTGTTCCTGCAGTCGTTACGGTAACATTACGAGCAGCACCACCTGCAAAAGTAGTTGCTGCCATTGTTGCTGATGTATTTGGTCTAGCTGCAGTAACTAACCTATCAGGATCAGCAGCATTTTCATCATTGATGGTAAGCGCTTGTACGTCTGAAAGTCCCATATTAATCTCCTTCTTAAAAAGGGGGATTAAATCCCCCTGAAATTAAGCTTCGTAGCCCATTAACTCAATGAATAACTTACCAGCAGTATAATCTGCGTCAGTTGCATCACCTGTTGTTAAATATAAGAAAGAATCAGCAGCAGGAACAGCAGTAAAATATACCTTACTACCTAATGTTGCATCACCAGCATTTACAAGCAATGTTTCTGTTAAATCACCAATTGCTCCGTCTTCAACGCCTGTTCCTTCAGTAGCTGAATGTACGTTAAGGTCTGGATCACCACCTGTAGGAGCTTCAAAACACTCCATGCTACCTGTTAAAATAGTTCCGTTTCTAGCAGCAGTTATTTGACCAATGTGACAAACTAAAGCTGTTCCATTAACACCAATAATATCACCACTTCCAGTTGATCTTAAACCAGTTAAATCTATTAATATTCTGGTTGTAATTATTCCACCACTTCTTTGAACAGAACTTCTATAGATAGTTCCAGAACCTGTTGTAATACCAGTTCCAGCTTCTACTGCCATTGTATTAGCATCTAAAGAAATAAAACCAGCAGAACTGATTGACATTTGAGTTGTTTCAGCGCCTGTGCTTGCAGTAGTTGCTATTGAAGAATAACCCCCTTCAGAACGAAGGGTTCCTTTAAAAGTTGTATTAGCCATTTTGATCTCCTCGTCTTGGCTGTTGTCAGTTGCACCATGCAACCGTCGAGCGATACTTACTTATACAACACTTTAAAACAAAAAGAAAGAGGCGAATAAATCGCCTCTCTCACAAATCGAACAAATGTTCGTTTTATTTTTAAGCTCCGGGTGAACCGAATACACAGCGAGGATCACTAAAGCCAAAAGAATATCTTTCTCTAGCTTTAAATCTCATGTTTCCTGTATCAAAATCTGCCTCCATTGAAGTTGCAAGAGGAGAACGCTCAAACAGTTTAAAACCGTTTGGAGAGTCTGTTTTAATAAAGAAAGCATCTGTATCTGTTAAAAAGTGATTAACAGTGTACCCATCTGGAACCATACCCATGTTTCGGGTTGCGTTGACATCATTGTCAGCAGTTCCCGGACGTAGAGTTGACTCAAGAAGACGATCAGCAATAAACTGTAGTTGAGGAGGTATAATAAGCTTCATGCCTCGTAAAGCAATAATCATATTTCTCTCATCAACAAATGTAGAAATGCTTATTAACGCATCTTCAAGAGAGGTTTCATTTAGATCAGCAGCAACTGAAGGTTCATTTGCAAAAGTTCCACCACCGTTTAATGGGTGTGCAGTAGAACAAAGCTCAACACCATCACCACCAGTAAAACTAGAGCTAAACGCATTGTTTAGTGTAGCTGCAGCTTTAACTTGCTTGGTGTGTGCCATTGAACGAGCAAGAGCCTTTGTGTAACGAGCGCCGAGGCGATCATAAAGGTTGTCTTCAATTGCTTCTTCAGTAAGTGCAAAAGCGAGAGCAATTGTTTCATGCGTATAACGAGCAGTATATGCTTCGTTTGCAGAATCAAATGATACCCCTGCACCTTCACTTTTTGTTTGAGCATTACCAAAACCTGATAACATTACTTCCTCTTCAAATGCACGATCTGAAGTTTCTGTATCGTAGATTTCTGCATGCTCGGAGTCATAACGATCATACTCCATTCCAAACAGGGCGTTTAGGCCCGGTTCCAACTCTTTTACGAGTTGCGCTCTTGATATAGCCATATTACTACCCCTTTACGCTAACCCGGCGCCTTTGACACCGAATATGTGATTTTGAATAACAACTCTTACATTCGTATTAGCTGTAGCGACATCTGAATTTTCAGGATCTTCTGAAATATCAATAGCTTTAAGAGATAAAGTAGTACCAGTTGCACCGTCAGAAACATTTAATTCAGCACCAGAAATACCAGTAGTAGTGCTACCAGCAGTAGTGTATACTATATCAAAATTGCCAAACAAATCAGCTACAGGCATTGCAGCGTTTGCTTGAATTTCAAAAATAACCATAGGATCATCAATTACAAAAGCAATTATGTCATCCGCAGCAGTGCTTGCAGGATAAAAATTTGAAAACTTTTGTTCTCCTGTAGTAGGATCTGTAAATTGACAACCATTGAAAACACCAACGATAGGTACTGTACCACCGTCAGCGTGTACTTCTATTCCACCGCCAGTTACTTGCGCAACCATATCACCTTGGAAAATAGCTGTTCCATAGTTATTGGCGATTCTGTATCGGCTTTGTCCACCAGTATAAGGGGTTCCCCCTACCCTGCCAACAGGACGCATTCCAAAAGCAGCATCTTTATTTGCCATTTCTTATTACTCCTTGCTATTCTGAGAGCCAAAGCTCACAGAAGATTTACGTTGTGGATTCAGTTTCGGCATATTGGGATTGTTTTCACGCATCCAATCACGATCAACTGCATCCATTTGATTTCTAGCCATTTTGCTATAATGTGCATTCCGCTGTTCTACAATCTCTTCTGGTATTCGGGCTAATAAAAGACCGCCAACGCCAATACATCCAGCGTTTTTACCTTCATCAATTACAGGTGCGTCAAAGTCTGGGTATTCTTCGGCACGAACTAATTCGTATCCTTCTCTCCGTTTTTTGTGAATATTGTTACGATCATCAAAGTCCATAACGCTTTCACGAATCCAACGATGCTTGTATCCAATTGGAGCTTCAGGAGCCTCCAATGTTGAGGGAGCTTTCCATTCAGCTTTTCTTTCGGTTTTTTCACGAGATACCGCCTCTCGACTTGTTCTGTCAGCCATTTTTAACTCCGTTTATTTTCCAATTTCGCTACTTCTTTAGCGTAAGTTTCCAAAGGTATTCGCATTTTATTTGCGAATGCCACTTGACCGGGTGATAGTTGCACCGATTTTTTCCGTCCAGACTTCACAGACCGCCCATTAGGCGCAGGAGTTACGGCTTGGACGTTTGCACGTTTCTCCTGAAACTTGTGAGGAAATTCTTTTTTCATTCTAGCATCAATTTCCTTGTAATACTCATCAGTAGAAGGATCAAACCCTTCTTCTAATACTAATTGTTCGTGAACAGCTTGCGCTCCTCTTGTCATAACTCTATCAGGACCAAACCAAGAATTTTTAGATAACCAAGACTTTAACTTGGGATCTTCTGGAGTTTGTGGTTTTTGAACCTGTGGTTGTGGCTGTTGCACTTGTTGTTGTGCTTGAGGCTGCTCCGCAGCTTGTTTTTGTTGTTCCATTTGAGATTTTTGAACACGCAATCTCTCTTCTTCAACAGCGAGTTTGGACATAATTTGTTGTGCTTGAGCCATCTTCTCAGCATCACCAGACTCATGTGCCTGTTTGTAAATTTCTTTTACTTGTGCAGATTGGCTCTTAATTCTATTGTCGTACTCTTTTATATATCCTTGGTCTAATTGACCTAACCTTTGTTTTAACTGTTGATTTTCTTTTTCTTTTTGTTGTGCAAAATTATAAGCAGCTTCAGCTTCTTCAATTGCTTGTTTTCTTTTTGCAGTTAATTGATTAATACGTTTTTTTACATTATCACTATATGATTCAAGTTCGTCTTCTGAATCATTATTATCTCGAACATTTGTTTGAGTTGTTTCAGAATTTTCTGAAGAAACTTCAACATTAGATTGATCTAAATCATCATCTTGATCTATTTCAACAGATGTTGTTTCTTCCTCAATTATTTTTTCAGCTTCAGCCATATTTATATCCCTTTGTTACCTTATACATACGAAACGTCTGATGGGTCAAGTATTGTTGCAATAATATTATCATCATTTATCAAACGAACCTCTAATCCTTCCACTTTAAACCTATTACCAGCATATCTTCCCATAAGAACCCAATTTTTCTCATCACACCACGCACCAGATGGGAATTTATCAGAGTCCTTATATGCGTCTGGTCCAAGCTTTACGACGTAAGCTGCAACAGTAGCGAAACTTTCTTTATCTCGTATATCGTCTGGAATATAAACACCTCCTTTAGTCTGTTGCTTCATGTAATAGGGAATAACAAGTATTCTCCAACCTGTAGGTTGAGGAAGTCTTTCTAATATAGGTTTACCAAAAGTTGATGGATCTACAGAGTTTTTAGATTCTTCTATTTTAGGGAAAGCCTTGGTAACTGCTTTAGGTACAGGGCTTGTTGCTCCTATAACTTTTTTTTCAGGAACAAAAAGTTTTTTATTCATCTAAATCTAAGCCTTTCATCGAGGTTACAATTAAATCTTCAATATAGGTCATTCCTCGTACTTGACCTACTGTGAACCGATACGTTTCTATCGTATCGCATGAACCACTCACCAAAGACTCCGCAAAATCTTGTTTGCGCTGGCGAATGTCTTTTAAAAGATGTTCCGCTAAAACTATAGCGTCCATATATACACTCCTTTTACCATAATATAACAATATCTAGCATAGTAAAGTGTATATTACCATAAAAAATAATTAAGTTATCATATTCAAAGATGCGTTTTTTGTTTCTTTATTACGTCTAGTCCACCCTTGACCAAAAGTACCAAACGTAGATAAGGACTCATAAAACTCCTGTCTTATGCCTTTATATTTTATAATAGTTTGTTTCAACCCATGATGCTGTATGTATTCATCTAATGTTTTAAGAGTATTAGGACCAATACCTCCATCAGCTACAGTTCCAATCATTTCTTGTAATTTTTTTGCTGCTCTGCCAACACCACTATTAACACTCCAATCAAAAACAGCTAAGTCTAAACCAGATGGAAGTTGATCACATTTTGCTCTAAGCCAATAATTCTTTTCATAAATAGGAGCAACGTCTTCTTTCGTTAAATCCTTCATATCTTTAGTGCCACCCCACTCTTCATAAACTCTTTTGGTCACTCCAAAATTAGTCTCACCTCCCGGATCACGAGGGTGATTTACATACCCGCCCTCATGGTGCAAAATCATTTCTAAACATTTTTCAAAGTTTTCTTTCATGTAACTTATCCCTTTCTTCTCTTTTTCTTTTTTGACAAGTAAGACATACTTCTCTCATTTGTCTCCATTTTTGTTCAATGGTATATATCCAATATACTTTTTTTATTGTTCCACAAACAATACATGCTTCATCTTCTATTTGGTTAAGCCTTTCTGCTTCTCATAGCTGCGCAATCCACCAATCCCAAGCATACCTCCCAGAACAGTAAGAAGAGTTGACATATCAAACTCAGGTAAATCAGGTAGTGATATTTTAAACACACTTAAAATAAAAATTAACAGAGGTTGCAAAACAAAATGATAACCAAAGGCAATTGCACAAATCCAACCCACAGCAGGTCGCCAGCCACCCTTAAATAAGCTTCCAGAAGCTGCCTCTGCTTTGTTTATCTCCAACTGTGCAAGCAAAGCCTGTTGAGCGTGAGTATCGGACATAGTAGCTATCTCGTGTGCGAGTTTAGCTTTCTGATCCTTATCCTCTATAACTTTATCAAGAATGCCAGTTACTGGCCCTATAAGACTAGTTATTAGACTCATTTTTAACCTCCTTTGGTGAAGCAGCAATTGTAAAGTTTACACTAAAAGAACGTCTTTCTCCAGAAGTTTTAAAAGGATATACACAATGGTGCAAGTGTGCAGGAAAAACAATAAAGTGTCCTACCTTTGGTTTCATTAAAAAATTAGAACCTTCATGGTTTGCAGCTTGTCCATGAACAAACTGTATATGACCGTGACTAGGGTGATGATCTTTATCATCCTCCTCCCATTCCTTTTCAATACCGTCAGGTAGAGCTAAATATCCAACACAAGACAACATAGATCCTTGATGCGTATGAATAGGGTTATATTCATTTTCAAACTGACGAACAAACCATCCGCTTGATATTTCAAGTCTATAATCAAGCGTATCAGGCGTTATATTTCGAGTACCCATAGATGTATAAAGTTCTGCATGACTCTGGTATCTCATCAAAAATTGACCAAACTCATCAGACCATGCTTGATTTAAAGTATTATTCCACTTTAATTCTTCTTTTACTTTACCAACAAGATTACCAGACCAATCCTCCATCTCATCGTCTATAGCCTTATTGCACTTTTCAACAAAAGCAGCAGACATTTTCTTGTAACCCAAAATAGGACTAAAAGGTGTTAGTATTTCTTCTTCTTTTTGGGGGGTGTATATATTTGCCATTATCGAGCGACTCCTCTAGGTTATTGATTTAAATGTTTAAGCTCCGTTCTTAAAACAATTACTTGTTTTTCTAATTCTTGAACTCTTGCAATCGTATCCTGCACAGATTTTGGTGGTGACCATTCATCTATCCATTGATCGTTTTCCTCAACTTCAACAGCTAACAAATCGAAATTATGCTCTAACATAGATAATCGTTCTGTTAAACCAAAATATAACCACACGCTCAATGCCGTTACAGCAATCATACTTATTAAGTTACGCAGTGGTATACTTATATTACTATTATCAGATAATTGAAACGGTTTGTTTTCTTCTTGTTCAGACACTTACGGTTCCTCTTTTTGATCTTAACTCATTAAGATCTTTCTTTTTAGATCCTCCACTATAAAACCAAGCGTAACCTCTATCAACCATTTCTGTATTAATATTTTCTTGACCAACATAAATCCAGCCAAGCATACGACCATACTTGCCATCTTTTTCTGTCTTTACTTTAAGACCAGAGGCTTTCCCATCTTCAAGTCTACGTTTAAGAAATTCTTTAGATTCAAGTCCTAATTCTTTTTCTTCAAGATCTTTTGTTCGACTTTCAGGGCTATCTATACCAGCAAGACGAACTCTTTCTTTTTTAGAAAGGTTAAATCCAAGATCAATGACAATATCAATTGTATCGCCATCAACCACCTTAACTATTTCTTTAATAGCATACTCATACATCTCTTATCCTTTTATTTATCTAAAAAAAGAAGCTGTACCAAAAGGACTTGGATTTTGATTTGGTGATGATTGCATTGTATTTGATACATAATTTTGAGATCTGGGATCTAAGCCACCTTGCAACTGGTTCATACCACCAAGTTGATCGAAAATACTACCAAGACCCCCTCTTAATCCACCACCATTTAAATTTAAATCAGGAAATGTTTGATTTGTTAATTGTTGAACTTCCTGAACATAAGGATTAATTTTGTTTTCATCATACGCTTGACGAACTTGTTGCAAAATAGGCGTAAGATACCGTCTTATTGATTCACTACCCATTATTCCTTGACCACCACTAAAAGGATTGAACTGATCTGTAGGATTAGATTGATACACCGTATTTTCAATACTATATGGGTTTGCTAATGCAGCTTCATAAGCCTCTTGTGACACATACTTTGTCATTTTCCATTTTCCTTAATCTTCGTATATCCATTAATACCAAGAAAAGCACCAATTATACCCATATTTGCTATCACCCATGTTGAACCAATTGGTTGTAATACCTGTACTCTTTCAATACTAACCCAAGGAGTCATCATAAGTCCAATAAAAGTTGTTACTGAAAATAAACTAAATAAAATCATAAAGCGAGACTGATCCTCCTTACGATTTTGATTATCAATCTTAATAAACCGTTCATGTTTATCAAGTTCTTCCGTTGTTACGATTCCATCACCATCCAAGTCAGCTTGATTTAGTGGGTTATCTTTTGAAAGTTTTTTCATTTTATTAACATCCACTTTGGTTCAAAAGTTATAGCATGATGATAAGCAAGCAATAGTAAAACTAAAGTTATACAAATTATCATCTTCGGCTCCATACCTCATCATTGATACTTCATAGCAAACATAATCATAAAATAAGCACCAACTCCAGTAATAAGTATTGCACAGATAATTCCTGCAGCATTTACAATTTGGTTTCTTCTTCGTGTTGCTTGATAACGACCTTCAACCTCTTGTTGTCTTTCTTGCTTTCTTAATGCCTGAAGTTGTTTCCATCCTGCCTCCCCTCTGGTACTGAGCACTATGTTTCTTAAATTATGCTCTAAATCTTCTGCTTGTTTTAAGGCTATGAACTTCTCCATAGCATTACCACCACCAGACTTTTTAGCACTCTTTGCATCAGCTTTTACGTCATCTATGGCTTGCCATAAAGTTCCTAAATCCTTCCCTAGTTCTGCAATTGACTTCGCACCAGCCACCCCTGCTTTTACGGCAGCGAATGAAGCCATTGCGACTGTTATAGGATCGGGCATAATTACACCTTAAAAATTAAACTTTCTTACGAGGTCGTCCAGCTTTCTTCTTCTTTGGCTTTGGCTTTTCAACCCAAGCTTCATTAACATCTGGAGTGCTTAAATCATCTTTAACATAATGACCTTTTTCATCTCTAGCTCGAACCAAAACTGTTTCTTCTTTTTTAACAACTGGTTCAACTACTGGCTGTATTCCTTCTTTCTTTTGTCGTCTAAGTATTTTTTCTTCTTTAACTCTTCTTGAATATTCTTGATTAACTGATGACATTTATTTAGTTCCTTTTCATGTTATTTAAAGCTGCAATATCTCTTTGTGTTTGAATACGTTCTTCAGCAACACGAGTTTTATCTTCCAATGCCTCCTTAGATATATCTATTCTTTGTTGAGCAATAAGAGCATCATTTCTTTCGTTTTGTTGATCTTGCTCTAGTTTCTTGTCAAACTCTTCGCCTTTACGCTGTATATCGGCACCCTTAATTGCAAGTTCTTGTTGTCTAATTGCAACGAGAGGATCTTGTTGTGGTGGTGGAGTAACAGCTTGTGCATATTGCTCAATCATTTCAGCTATAATTTGAGAAGCGACATTTTGTATCTGCGCTTGTATTTGCTGTTGCATATTTGGATCTTGTTGCAACATCTGTTGTTGTTCTGGAGGTAATTGCGACATGACTTGCTCTTGTGCTTTCATCTCGGCAAGCATACCAATATGTTCTTGTATGTGTCCTTGTAAAACAGCAGCAACAGCCATACTTGTTTGCACAGTTGGAGTCGATAATACAGCCAAATGTGATTGAATATGTGCTTGGTGATCTTGACCTTGAAAAGCTTGTAACGCTTGTCCAAGTAAAGCATTTTGGTTTTCTTTAGCTGGATTTACAGGTGCTGGCTGTTGAGGAGCAGGTAAGATTGCATCTATGTTTGATACACCTAAAGCCTCATACATATTTCTATACGCCTGATACAATCCTTGAGGACCACCATGTATTTGTGGATTTGATTGCACCAATTGTAATTCTGTTTGTGCTAAAGTCACACGTTGCGACATAGAAAATATATTTGGATCACTTACTGGCAGTATATCAATACGACCATCAAAATCCTGCGCTTTTATATTAGGTTCAGCACCTGCAACTGCATAAGGATAAGGAGATGGATTCATAGCAAAGATATTCGCTAAAAGTTTAAACTCCATCTTTTGTGAGTAATGCAATCTTTTATGAATTGCAGACATAACCTTCGTGCCACGCTCCATAATAGCCATTGTGGTACCTACAGGCGTTTCTCCACCCATTTCACCTATTTTCATGTCTGCCATAGATGCAAAGCGTCTACCAGCGTCTACAAGCGTTCCCATAAGCTGATAGAGCGTTCCTGAAGGCTCCTTAAAAGGTAAAGGCATTAATGATGTACGAATATCGCCACCAGCTACGTCTATGTCTCTAAACTCGCCCGGTTGCAATGCACTATCTTCATCACGAATACGAGCGCCACGAGCCTTAAATCCTGCTGGTAAATTAGATAATGTTCCAGAGTCAATTAACTGTCTTAGTATTGATGTAGAAGCTTGAGCCAAACCACCAATCATATGTGTAAGACCTAAACCATAAAACCCCAAACCGGGCATGAACTTATAATGCACAAAGTAAGGCTTTTTACGCTTCATTAGGTCTTGTTCATCGTAATTACGTCTAATGGCAAGAACCTCACCATTATCTTCTAATATCGTAACAACATAAGGAAGTTTTAAACCAGAAGGTTCATTATCTTCACCCATGTCCTCAAAACCCTCAATATCAAGTTCTGTATGGATTTCATAAACTGTTAGTTCTTCAGAACCTTTTGTTGGTTGAACACCTTGTATTTCATTAATGGTTTCATCAACTTGGTTATAGTTTGTAGTATCATAACCAGAGCTAGGAAGCTCTATATCACGGTAAAATCCAGCAAGTTGAAGCTTTAAAACCTCATTAGAATCCATTTTAATAACGTGTGTAATGCGAGGACTTGTTAATAAATCAGTTGCTGAATAAGGAACAACCAAATCTTCAGCGTGAATAAACTTACTGACTGCACGTTGCAGTAAAGGATCAAAATAAACTTTTTTAAAGGTAGATCCCACAACTGGAAGATAAAATAACATCTGATCCAATTCAGGATCGTATTCTTCCATTTCATAGGTAATTTGGTAATTCATATATTCTTTGATACGTTCAGCCTGTTGCGTAAGCATAGGGTCTGAAGCACCAAGAACGTGTGTTCTTACAGGACCGCCAGAGGGAAGCATCTCACGATAAGCTTGTGCCTGAAACTGTGTAACAGCTTCGCCAAGAAGAGGATGAATAACGCCAGAAGCACCTTCAAAAGGCTGTGATCTTTCCTCGTATTTCATACCAAGAAGTTCTAAACCTTTTTTATATGTGTTTTCCCACTCTTCTCGTGAGGACATATCATCATCAACACTACCGCTTAAATCAGAAGCTATTCTTCCTAATTCTGCTTCATCTATAACATCTGCTAAGTTTCCATCAAAGGGAATATCAGGTGTAACAGCAATTTCTTCCTGAAACTCACCAACAATAGCACTTCCATCATCAAATTCAGTAACATTAGCTTGTTCGTTGAACTCAATAATATCAATTTCAGCCTGTTCTAACTCTGGAGAGGGTTTATTTAAATTTTCTGGTAAACCACCACCGCCAATGTCACGTTCAATTGCCACGTTTTATCCTCTCATTTTAATTCTTTCAGCTTCCATTTGATAATACTGTTTTGCTCTAGCACTTTTTGCTTTGTTTGCTTTACCAAGAGCCATAAGGTATTCATCGCTTGGTGTTGAAGCAGATGGCGCTCTACTCCTCGGAGGAACGGCAGAATTAGGAGATAATTGGGAGGAATTACTCCCTAATCCGTTCATCTGCCTCAACCTATTTGAATACTGATTCATTACTTTTTCTTTTTACTTGCAATAATTTCTTTTTTTAAATTCTCTGGTAATGTCTGTTGTGCAGGAGTCAACATATTGCCGTTATTATCAACAAGACCGCCATTCTTCATGCCTTTAGGCGATATAACTCTACCACCCATTCTCATGCCTTTAGACTTTACCTTACCGCCATACTTCATACCTTTAACTTTACCACCAGCCCTGTATCCCTTGGTCTTCATAGCACCGCCAGCCTTCATTCCTTTAGGCTTTTTCTTAGCACCTGTTTTTTTCATACCACCTCTAATAATCATACTTGCCATTACTTTTCTCCTTCGTTGTAAAGATTATCAAAAATTCTGTTAACGTCCAATGTATAGTCTAAATCAGACTTTGAATAGTGTAAATGTTGAGAAGGTCTGAAATCAGGCGCACCTTCCCCTGTTGAAAACCAAGCAGGATGTGTAACTCGAACCCTGTTGTTCGGCAATGCTATCACATTTCCTGTCCACTTGTCAGCATCTAAAAGTTGCAAAACATGACTTTGTTTGTGTTGTGCAGGATCATCTGCAATCTCACTATCGGTATAATCTACTGTAAACAAATACTTAGCAGGAAAAAACTCTCCATCTATCTTTGCTAACCAAGGACATGGTGTAGTGCGATCCATAACGTAAACTGAATGATGATGAGAAGAACAATCCCATGGCTGTGCATTGTGTGTCTCCATTGGTTCGGGCCATTCCTCTAGTGGTATATCTGCAACTAATCCAGTTATAGGCATTCTTGCCCACATTGCACCCCCATGAACAGTATCTTCAGGCTCTCCATCAGCCTCACAACCAGTAAATATAACCTGAAAACTCAAACATCTGTTCGGAATAGTGGTAACAGCAATAACCATGGCGTGTAAAAACTCGCCATGATACTTTTCGTGATTATGTGTGTATTCTTTACGAACCCAGCACTTAAAATATGGAATATTACTCTGTAAATACGCCATTATTCAATAATACTCGTGTTTACGACGTTTCCAATTATCATCGTCTTCGTAATCTGTAGGTGTAACAATAAATCCTCCCTGTCTAAAACGCAATATAGCTTGCGTCATGCTATCCGCTAAGTCATCATGTTCCCCATTGGGAAACGCAGCGCATTCCTCCACAACTTCTTCTGCAAAATTGGCATCTGGTCGCCAAACCATGCCACTTTCAAATACAGGCGCACAAGCGTTCATTCGTGTAAACTTATCTGCACCTCTGCTTGGTGTAAATGGCGTTACAGGAATACCCATACGCCTTAATTCCTGTGTTAAAGGCATACCACTTGCCTTTTGCTCTATCAATATCATATCAGGATCATACTGTTCTTGCAATTCATTAGCTTTTTCCTTTAATTCAGGAAAATCCCATCGTCCTCGAATAGCGTCAAGAAGTATAATCGCTTCTCCATCACCCTCTGTAGGTTCAAATATACCCCATGTGGTAATTGCACTGTAATCAGCCCTGTCTGACTTACTAAATGCCGTATCATAGCTTTGAATAACATAAGAACACACAGGAGGTTCTTCACCTTCCCACATTCCCCACCATTCACGCTTAATAATCGCTCCTTCTTCAGCCGTAGGGTTCTGCATATACTGTGCATTCCACTTTGGAATAGGAATAGATGCCTTAACAC